TTAAAAAGAGGTTTAGGAAAATTATTAACAGGAGGGGCATACTTATCAGGTTTTAGTCCTAAAATGATAGCAGATGCTTCTTTACCTGAATCTATGATCGTTAAGAAAAACGAAGGTGGCACAGTTGCCCCTACAATGGGTGGAGGAGGAGATATGATTAATCGATTGCTTTCTCCTTTAGTGAACCAAATTGGTATGAGTTATTCTCAACAGAACAATGAAGAACTGCAAAATAGGTTAGATGATTTTAGGCAACAGGTAGGAGATTTAACGCAAACAAGTTTCCCTGATGTATCTTTTGAGAATCAGAATCAAGGTTTTTACTTTGGTAGTCCTCAATTTAGACCACAAAGACAGTTTGAGACTTTTAACCCAGGTGCTAATCAGCTTAGAGCTATTGCTAGACCTGCTGTTTATACTCCACCTACAAATCAAACAAGTCCTTTTCCATCTTCAATAAAGCCAATTAAAAACCTGAACTTTTCAGCAATAAAATCGTTTTTTGAAAATAGACCACAAACGTATAACGAAGGTGGTGCTGTACCGATACAAGGTTTTGCAAATGGTGGTGAGAGTTATACAAAATCTTTTGGTTTTTCACCTGCATTAGAAAAATTAAATCAAATCATTGGCCCCGGTGATAACAGAGGTCCCGGTGGAACTGGAACAGAAGCAGACACAAGTTTTAAAGATTTTATTGGTTCTACAAAATTTGATTATGGAGCTGCTTTTGGTGGTGAATCGGGAAATCCCTATTTAATAGCTACAGCAACTAGCGGCCCAAGTAATTTCGGTGATGATAGCAACGAAGAAAGAGATGCAAATAGGTATCAAACTGATTACAAAAGAGCTATAGCTTCAGGAGATGAAGGAGCTGCGGGTTATGGTGATTATATTCGTGGTCGTAAAGATGTTAGGGCAGATTATTTTAAAGGAACAGAAGCAAATAAAACTTTAGATCCTAACTTACATGATANGAGTATATATAATCAAACTTTACAAGGTAAAGACGTAGGTGGTGTTACTTTAGTTGGTTACACTGACGCTGATGGTAAGTTTCAGCCATTAATAGCTAATGATGCACGAAGAGCTTTAGAGATGGGAATTGTAGAAGGATACCCCGGTTATACTGCACCAGAGGAAGAGACAGCAGACGATCCAACAACCCCTGCAGATCCTACTCCTACTACACCGACAACGCCTACTACACCAACGACCCCTGCTCCTACGACTCCTACTGTAGAGCCGAATGTATCAGAGGTTATAAGGCAAAATGTTGTTATGCCTGTTCCAACGAGTCAANTACCAGTATCTCAAGGTGGTACAGCTCCAGAGATAGGAAGTTTCTCTCCATTATCTTCTGCTGATATTTATGATCCTANTATGTTTNNAGATTTTTCTNTTCCTGATCCAACAGCATCAAAGCCACAGGTTGATTTAGATAAGTTTTTAGGAATAGATGAAGATAAATCACCAACAGCTTTTACTCCAGATCANAGTTTAGAANATTTATTGAGTAGTTATACAGATGTAATTAATTTAAATAGGGGTGGAAATGTTCCTAATGGAACTAACCTAGCGATTGATAAATTCTTATCATCAATGATGTAATGAATAAAATTGAGGATTTCAGCCAATATTTNACAGATGACGAACTAGCAAAGATAGCTCCTTTAGTTGATCGTTTGAATACGCTTGACTCTAGGCTCCANANAGAAAANAGTTTTTTGGATTTTGTTAAGTTTGTTTGGCCTAATTTCATACAAGGTAGTCATCACAAAATTTACGCACAGAAATTACAGGATGTAGCAGATGGTAAAATCAAAAGACTTATCATTAATATGCCACCAAGACACACTAAATCAGAGTTTGCTTCTTACTTATTCCCAGCTTGGCTTATGGGGAGGGATCCCACTAAGAAAATTATTCAAGCAACGCATACAGCAGAATTGGCTGTGGGGTTTGGAAGAAAGGTAAAGAATCTTATTGATTCAGGAGAATTTAGAGAGATATTCCCCGAAGTTCGACTCGCTGCGGATGCNAAAGCTTCTGGCAGATGGTCTACTTCCAGTGGTGGCGAGTATTATGCTGTGGGTGTCGGTGGTGCTCTTGCTGGGCGTGGGGCTGACCTTTGTATTATTGACGATCCAGTATCTGAACAAGATGCCTTGAGTTCAACTGCTTTAGATAATATCTATGAGTGGTATACTTCCGGCCCAAGGCAANGACTTCAGCCCGGTGGTTCATTAATTATTGTAATGACTCGTTGGAGTATTAGGGATTTAACTGCGAAAGTATTGCATAAACAGACAGAAATGAGTGCCGATAAGTGGGATGTTGTCGAGTTCCCAGCTATTATGCCATCTGGTAATCCTTTATGGCCTGAATTTTGGAGTTTAGATGAATTAGAGGGTGTAAAAGCATCTATTCCTATTCCTAAATGGAATGCACAGTATATGCAGAACCCTACAGCAGAAGAAGGTGCTATTATTAAACGAGAATGGTGGAANATNTGGGANAGTGATGANCCACCCNCTTGTTCTTATGTGATACAAAGTTATGATACAGCTTTTAGCAAATCAGATCGTGCTGACTATAGTGCGATTACAACATGGGGTATATTTGAACCTGTAGATGGTGAGGGTGAATGTATTATTTTACTGGATGCTGTGAGGGGTAGGTGGGATTTTCCACAATTAAAGCAAAAAGCACAGGATTTAGAGGATATTTATCAACCTGACATGATTTTAATTGAGCAAAAAGCTACTGGTACACCTTTAACACAAGAGTTNATTCGTATGGGTATTGCTGTTACACCATTTACGCCAAGTAGAGGTTCTGATAAATTTACTAGAATGAATGCTTGTGCTCCTGTGTTTGAAAGTGGTATGGTGTATAGACCAGATAGTAATTTTGCAGAGGAAGTTGTAGAGGAATGTGCATCTTTTCCTAATGGTGAACATGATGACTTGGCAGATAGCATGACACAAGCTATACTGCGTTTTAGACAAGGTGGTTTTATTGTAACACCTGATGACTATGAAGAAGAAGAACGAATATATCGTTCAAAATTTGAATATTATTAAGGAGAATAATATGTTAAAAGGTAATCAAAAGAAATTAGATAAAAATAAAGATGGTAAAATATCTGGTGAAGATTTTAAAATGTTAAGAGAAATGGAAGATGGTGGTAAAGTCCAGAAATTAGAATATGGTGGTGAAGTTGGTAACACTTGTAGAGGTGGAGGAGCTGCTATCAAAGGAACAAAATTTGTTGGTGTTAGATAATGTTTTGTTTAGGATATAAAGTTGAGGTAGGGGTCTTTTGCAAAGTAGTTCCTGTGGATATTTCCCTCCCTACCACAGTTGAGCCGCCCCTACCTCACTAAGGAGATAAAATTATGGCAATAGAACCTCAAACCGGCCCCGGTGGTCTACCAGAGAACATTAATGTTCCTTCTAAAGAACTTACAGAGGCTATGATTGACGTAAACGAAGCGAACATAACGCCAAATGTTACAGAATTGGAAGATGGCAGTGCTATTGTTGGAGAAATTCAAGAAGAAACATTAGAAATAAATATTCCTTTTGATGGTAATATTGCAGAAGCTATGGATGATAGCGTATTAACTGGCATTGCATCAGAGTTAGTTAGTGATATTGATGATGACACAGCATCAAGAAAAGATTGGGAAGAATCTTATAAAAAAGGTCTAGAATTATTAGGGATGAACTATGAAGAGAGAGCACAGCCTTTTGAGGGTGCTTCTGGTGTTATTCATCCATTATTAGCTGAAGCTGTAACGCAGTTTCAAGCACAAGCTTATAGAGAAATGTTGCCCGCGGGTGGGCCGGTTAGAACTCATATACTAGGAACATCTAATCCAGAGTTAGAAAAACAAGCAGAACGTATAAAAGAGTATATGAACTACCAGATTACGTATGAAATGGAAGAATATGATCCAGAACTGGATCAAATGTTATTTTATTTACCGATTGTAGGGTCTACATTTAAAAAAGTTTATACTGATCCTTTATTACAACGTGCAGTGAGTAAATTTATTCATGCAGAGGACTTAGTTGTACCTTATTCAGCCACTGATTTACTAACAAGTCCTAGAATAACTCATGTTATTAAGATGGACTCTAATGAAGTCCTTAAAATGCAGTTAAATGGTTTTTATAAGCAGATAGATCTACCTGATTCTGGTTATGAAACAAGATATAACGAAATTACAGAAACTGTTGATGAAATACAGGGTATTCAACCTTCATCTGGTTCTAAGGAGCTAACAATCTATGAGGTTCATACTGATCTAGATATTGAAGGCTTTGAAGATATAGGTGAGGATGGTGAGCCTACAGGATTAAAACTACCTTATGTTGTTACTATTTTAGAAGATACCAATGAGATATTGGCTATACGTAGGAATTATGCAGAGCAAGATCCATTAAAAAGAAAAAAGGACTATTTTGTTCATTTTAAGTTTATGCCCGGTCTTGGTTTCTATGGTTTAGGATTAACACATATGATAGGTGGTTTAGCTCAAGCATCTACATCTATATTAAGACAATTAATTGATTCAGGTACATTATCTAATTTACCCGCTGGTTTTAAATCAAGAGGTGCTAGAATTAGAGATGAAGATAGTGCGTTACAACCGGGTGAATTTAGGGATATTGATGTTGCAAGTGGTGATATACGAAGTTCTTTGATGCCACTGCCATTTAAAGAGCCTTCAGGCACCCTATACAACTTAATGGGTACTTTGGTTGATGCAGGTAGAAGATTTGCTTCTATGGCCGATATGAAGGTAGGAGAGATGGGTGGAGAAACACCTGTAGGAACTACAATGGCTATTATGGAGCGTGGTACTAAAGTTATGTCTGCAATCCATAAAAGATTACATTATTCTCAAAAGATAGAATTTAGGTTATTGGCTAACATATTTGCTAATGATCCAAAGCCTTATCCATATATGAGCATGGGTACTAATCCTATGTCAAAAATACAGGATTTTGATTCTAGAATTGATATATTACCTGTAAGTGACCCAAATATATTCTCTATGTCACAACGAGTGACGTTAGCACAAACACAATTACAATTAGTTCAATCTAATCCACAAATACATGGCGGCCCACAGGGGTTATATGCAGCTTACAGAAATATGTATGAAGCTTTAGGAGTATCAAATATTGATGCAATATTACCTCCACCTCCACAGCCTATGCCTTTGAATGCAGCTAAAGAAAACCAGAATGCGTTGTTAGGTCAACCATTACAGGCTTTCCCACAGCAAGATCATCAAGCTCATATTCAAGCACATTTATCTATGATGACAACACCAGCTGTTCAATCAAATGCAAATGTTGTTGCTATGTTACAAGGACATATTCAGGAACATATAGGTATATTAGCTGAACAAACAGCACAACAGCAAGTAATGGCATCTATACCACCTGAAAACCAAGCAGCTATGCAAGATCCTAATATTCAGATGCAATTACAGGGTCAAATTGAAATGACAGCTGCTAAACTTGTAGCCGAGATGGTAGAACAATATGCACAAACCATTACGCCACAAAATCAAGAAGATCCTCTTGTTTCAATTAGAAAGCAAGAACTAGCTCTTAAAGGTGCAGATTTGCAAAGAAAGCAACAAGAGTTTGATGAAAGGCAAGATATGGAGAGGATGAGACAACAACAGGACTCTCAATTAGAAAAGGAAAGAATTAATGTTTCTAAGGAAGCATTAGATGATAAAACAAGAATAGCAGAGGAGAGAATACAAACTCAAAGGGATATAGCTGCTTTAAAATCAACTGGCCGTTAAAAAAAGGTAAATACATTGCTTGGGGATATTGTAACTGGCATCCAACTAGTTAAAAAAAGTGTGGATTTCATTAAGGAGAATATCAACACTTGTAAGGATATTTCTGAAATAGCTGGTTCTATTGATGATCTTTTAGATGGAAAACAACAACTAGATAAAAAAAGATCAAAAAAAGATGGGATGTCTTTAGCCGATCAGTTTGGTGTTAAAACAGTAGCTAATGAAATTATAGACGCTAAATTGGCAGCGGAAGAGTTATATAACGTATCTGTTCTAGTGGATCAACGCTTTGGTCATGGTACATGGGCGAACATTATGACAGAAAGAAAAAAGCGTTTAGATGAAGCTAAAAAAGCAGAAAAAGAAAGAATGAGAATTAGAAAGCAACAGCAAGAGGAATTATTAGAGATTTTATCATTTTTATTTTTAGGATTTGTAGGTATTATAGCTTTTTTTGGTTTAGTGTATCTTTTTTTAAATATTTAACTGTTGACAAATTATTTATTGTATGGTATTATATGGTATAAACAATAATATGGAGATTAAAATGACCAAGCAAATTAAATTCGGAGTTCACTTTAGAGGACATTGGGATACTTATACCGTTATTGAGTTAGAAAAATTTATGGAGTGTTCTGAAGGTATTGAACCAATAGAACTCAAAGATCGATACGTAGATTTTTTAGATAAGCTATCTTGTAAAAAAATAAAGCCATCTACTTTAGTGGATGTAGATGTTTTAAAAACATTCCATGATGATGTAGATAATCGTGTTCAGATCGATTATAGAGAGGATAATTTAGATCCTGAATATGATTATGAACTTATTCAAGGTGCTAAATACTGGAACACAGTTCTAGGTAAATTCACAGGCCATTTAAAAGCACATGGAGTGCTAAAATAATTAGATAAAAATGGAGACTAGACATTACTTTATTAAATTAGCTATAATGGTAATAATAATATTACTAGCATGGGCTGAAAC